TCCCCTTGCTCGGATGGCTGTAGCAAAACGAGTTTCGCGTGAGTTGTCTACCAGTTGGTAGCACAAATCAGCACACGCCTCACGCTCTGCTGCTGCGACAAGGGCGGCAAAGCGTTCAAGCCACGCCATTGTTTCGTGATTGAGACAATACGGCTCACTAAGGTTGGCTTTAGGGTCAGCCTCCCGCGCCATGCGGATGATGTCTTTTTGTGTCATATCAGCAGACTCCATATCCAAAGGCCCGTAAAGAACAGCAGCAAGCAGACCACCATCAACGCCACCAGCACAAAGCCGACCACAACACTGCCGATCATCTGCCAGGTGTCTGACACGGGTTCGATGTCGGCAGGCACGATAGGATACGGCGCGATCTTGCGAGTCTCAAGCGTAGCATCCGTGAAGTGGCAAAGGTGGTCACACTGTGGCTTGTGAGGGCAGAGCGTTCTGCCCGTATCGCATACTGTTTTCATGCCACCTCCTCAGTCTTGCCAAGATACGCCTTCAAACGCTTGATCCTCTGTTTCTGGCAAGTGACCATTGCTTGTGCGTATTCCACGCCAGCCTCTGCCCTTAATAAATCATGCTCCGCATGCAGTAACTCATGCATGGCGGTTTGTGCTGGTGGCAGCATCTTGAGCGTTGACCTAAATTCAGTCCACATGTACTTGAACATCATTTCACCAAGACATTAAATGTAACTAAAAGAAAAATTACGCCAATGCCGACTAAAACGGCAGCTCCGCAAAAAGCTATGAGCAGGCTGCGAGCTTGGTCTAGGTGTTGCTGTGTAAGTTTCATTTTGCCTCCAATTTGTAAAACCACTTATCACCTCTTCGCTGACAGTTAATGTCAAAGCCGTTTTGTCTGAGTTCTGCAATGATGCTATTCACTGCACAGACATTGGCGCTTTTGATGATGTCCAAGGTAGTGAATTCACCACCATGAGACAGCAGATCAAGCACACGATTCAGGCGGTCGCTACTTTCAATGCTGGCTGCGTTCATGTTAGTTCCTTAAAAGTTCATGTCATCGTCAAGCTGGTCAACCTGCCTCGGGCGGTCTTGCGGCTTTGGGTCATTCATGTATGCCCAGCCATCCCAACCGCCTTCACGCAGCGGGATGACATCGAGCTTGAGCATTGGACCGCTTTTAGTCTCAATCACAGAGCCGATTCGCTGATAACGCTTTTTTGTTTGGCCTTCGCTGTTGCGATATTCACCAACGATGCAGGAAATTTCTTTGCTAACTTTCGACATTTTTACTCTCCAATTATTGATTTAAGGGCGGCTACTTTGGCATCTACTTCTGCCAAAAACTTTAGGACTTCTTCTTCGGTGATCTTGAGCCAGTCTGCATTGCGCTCAACTCGGTACACAAACAACTGCGCTTTGGCTGGCATTCTTGGATCGAATACAACATAGTCACACCAAGAGCGATCAGCGCAACGCATCTGCCACTGCATCTGGGCATAATATTTTGGGTCAACAGGGTTTGCGCCTTGGGAAAAAGACAGCCAAACCTCAAGGGCAGTGCTGGATGATGGGCATTTGATCTCCACCATTCCATCATCACCCACCAAGCCATCAGGCGAGGCTCCAGACGCTTCAATGTCGGGGTGAGGTATAAACCCCACCTCTTCAACCATCTGTCCCGTGTGCGCTTCGTATGAGGCTCTGGCAAAGGGTTCTTGCTCAGTGCCCCAGGCCATTGCTGCATTGGAGTAAGACTCGGCGCGGGTTTGGGTAATTCGCTCCAGCACCAGCTGGGTCATGTAGTTGGTGCGGCTGGCGCTGTATCCCGTTTTGGTCTTGGCAAGCACATCAGCTAATCGGCTGGCGGTGACTTTACCCAGCCTGTCGGCAAACCAGCTTTCGGTTCCTTGTTCTTCGCTCATGCTTTTATCTCCTGTTTAGCACGCTCAATTCGTGCCTTCTTTGCCGCAATGACTTTGGCCTGAAGTGCCTGATTGCCTTCACAGGCATCGAAAGCGTCTTTGTAAACTTCTTTTAGTTGGTCTGCATTGCCACTGCCTTCAATCGCTAGCAGGTGGTCAGTGATGTCAATGGTGGGTTTGTATGACGCAACTTCGTGCGTTTGATAATCGGCATCATCGCGTGATTCTGTTGGGATGCTGAACGCTTGAAAGCAGGCGTATTTATAGGCTGCTGACATGGCTTTGTTGGTTGCTTTATCGCCGCTATCCATCGCCTCGCCAAACGTCTTGACGGTGTGTTTTGTGCCATCCTCGGACGATACAAAATCAAACTCAGCTTCAACAGTGATGTAAAACAATGCGCCACCGCTTTTTGACTGTCGTTCTACGCACTCACGGGCCAGCACACGTGGCAAGATGCACAAACCGTGTTTTGCGAGCAATGGGGCAATAGCGTTGTACACATCATCAATACCGCGAAAATTGTAGCCAGCGCCTTGTTGATTGCGCTTGTCTTTGATGATGCCGATAATTGACAGTTCTGCCTGAACTGCGTTGATTGCTTTGTAAACTTTCATGATTGTTCCTTGGTAAGTTCGATAAGAATCTGGTCAAGTTCTTGCTGAAATGTCTCCAGCAGTGCATCTTGGCTTTGGATATGTGCCTCAAGCAGTTTTATGTGCAGGGCAAGGCGGTCTGCGTAGTTGGTGCTGTGCGAAGCTGCGAGCTGGGCAAAGTTTTCAAGCACTGTCATACATCCTCCAAAATCATCTGTTCGATGCGTTGGACAATGGCGGGGTCGATGATCTCAAGGCAGTCTTTGTGTGAGCCATCGATGTGCAGTGCAAAGACGGTGACGATGGCAGGCCAAGCGGGGTCGATGTCGGTGGCTGGTTCAGCGGGTTCGATCTCAGCATTGCCGGTGAAGCGGAAGCCTTCAATGATTTCGTCAAAATGAATGTTCATGCTAACTCCTAAAAAGACCCCAAGAAGTTCGGGGCATGAGTGTATTGTATAGGGTTCTAAACAGTTATCAAGGGTTTTTTCATCTATTTTTATAGGTACTTTCCCTAATACGATGGGGCCGAAGCCCCACCGGTATCAGGCCAACAAAAGTGATTCGGCTTCTGACTTCAGCCGATTGCCATTCCCAAACCAAGCATTGTTCATGCGGGTGTCTACATTGTGTCCACGCTCATGGTCGATGTATTGAGTGACTGCATTCAGCAAGCCCCAGCGTGTTCCATAAACCCCTTGGTCTGATGCACCGATACCAGCACCATCAAAGAGTTCTAAGACCCGTTTGAAGCCTCTGGACTCTTTTAGCTTTTCGGTCTGCGGGTCAAAGATTGCAGGGAATAATTCGCTGCTGAAATTCTTTGCGTATTCCAGTGAAACACCTTGTCGGGCAAGTGACCTGTACTTGTCCATCATTCCATCAAAGCCGCCAACAATAATGCCGAGGCGTTCCCGCATCAGGCTTGCATCAAAGTCTGCACCGTGGGTCAACATCACACGACTTGGTGAAAGTTCCGTATCAGCCGCCGAGAGGGTGTTGTTGCAGACAACTCGGATGCTTGTGAATTGACCAATCGTTGCGGCTGACCCATCAAAAGAAGTGCTGAGAAGTAGATAGCCTTTGACCGCATCATCATTCAAGACCACCGCCTCTTTGTTGACATTTGCCAATGCCCAGATGCGCTTGCCGCCTTTGATCGCACCAGCAACTTCAAGAGTGAAACCAGCTGATTGAACCAAGGTGTTGAAGAAGTCCAAAACTTCTGCTGGCTGGTGAACTTTGTACCGGTCAGACACAACGCCCAGTGCAGTTTTGTTGTCGTTCCGAAAGATCACATTTTTGTTTTTTACTTCCTGAGGTGCAACCAGACCTTCAGGCCAAAACAGGACGGGGGAAACTTGTGCCTCCCAATCAAGTCCAGCCTCTTTGCGCCAAACATCAATGGGTGCATCTTGAGTAAGCTGTTGACCAAGGCCATGCCAAGGGGTGCGGTTTGCATAAGCAATTTCTGCCTTGCCTGTGTGTGTGCTGTTTTCTATCATGTGTGCCATTTGAGGCTCCTTTAAAAGACCCCAGCGGAATTGCCGAGGCATGAGTGTATTGTATAGGGCTCTAAACAAATAAACCGGATTTATAAAAAATAATTCTTATCAAGAATGCCACATCGATAGGAAATTTAAATCACAAACTAAGCGTTTGTATAGTAGGATGCACCAATGACAAAGCAAGAAGCGATTAACAGGGCAGGTTCACAGTCTAAGCTGGCAAGGCTTTTGGGTGTGACAAGGGGTGCTGTTTGGCAGTGGAAAACGCTGCCTCAAGGCAGGCTCTATCAGCTCATGGTCATTAGGCCAGAATGGTTTGATAGGCTTTGATTTTTGATTTATGATGTCATCATCCCTTGGCGGGGAATTGCAATAAGACTTAGATGGAACACTGCTGGAATTGCCCAGTCCGCCAACAGCCTAAAAAGCTGAGTGTTCCACCTAAGTCTTTTTTTTAGGGACTTTATGCATTACTACCAATTCAACATTGGTGACTATGTAAGCCACACACGGCATCTCTCACCCATTGAAGACATTGCTTACAGGCGTTTGCTTGATGCCTACTATCTAAGCGAACGCCCGTTGAACAGTGGTATAGCGGTCGTTGCACGGCAAATCGGTTTAAAAGAACATGAACCAGAGGTGCATGAGGTGCTTCAGGAATTCTTTAAGCTGACTGAGGATGGTTGGATAAACACCCGAGCTGATAAGGAAATCGCCCATTTCAAAGGCAAAATTGAACAGGCGTCTAGGGCTGGTAAAGCATCTGCTGAACGCCGGAACAACCCCCGTTCAACGGACGTTCAACCAACCAATAACCATAAACCAATAACCATTAACCAAGAACCAATTAAAGAATATATATGTCCACCTGAAGGTGAACTTGACCTAAAAATTCCTGATTGCAAACACTCAGAAGTCATCAGCCTGTACCACCAGCACTTGCCAACACTGCGTAAGGTCGAGGTCTGGAATGCTGCCAGACAGGGCTATCTTAGGCAACGATGGCGAGAAGTTGCGGAGGAGCTGTCAAAGTCACAAGCGATTGACAGCAGCAATGTTCTCGGTTGGTGGGGTGAATTTTTCCAGCATGTTGGAAAGTCCAAGTTCTTGACTGGCAAAGTCAACAGCAAAGACGGCAGGGCATTCACTGCTGACCTTGAGTGGATTCTAAAGCCAAGCAATTTTGCAAAAATCGTGGAGGGTAAATATCATGGCACTAACTAACTTTAAGACCCAGCCTGTCGTTCAAGATGATCGAGAACTGATGTGCAGCGTGCAAGGTTGTTCTTACCGATGGGCTGTGAAAATGGACGGCAGTCGCCCTTTTTGCTCAAAACACGCAAAAGAAGACAAAAACCCTTTGCCCAGTCCTGCAGCATCTGTTGCAAAGCACTGGACTGATGAGGAGCAGTTTTGATGAATCGTGAACTCGCAAACAAACTTTTGGACAAGCTCCGTGAAGGTCACAAATTCACTTTCGAACAAATCAGCGCAGCCCTGTACTCCACTGGCGATTTACATGACCCAATGCGAGGCAATGGAATGGAAGAGGCGGCACAAGGACAAGGTGCAGAAGCTGGGGAAGATGCAAGCCCAAAGTTGGTGGCTGCAAGTGAAGGCCGACATTCTCAGGATTCGTGGACAGGATGGTCTCGATACCTTGATTGCAGAAATGAACAGGCAACAACATGATGCAAATTCACTTTGAAGTTGAGGGCGACCCCAGAGGCAAAGGTAGACCAAGGTTTGGACGCTTTGGAAAATTTACTAGGGTTTACACCGATAAGCAAACCCAAGATTACGAAACCTTAATTAAGTCTTTTGCAGCCGAGGCTATGGGCAGCACAGACCCACTAGAAACGGCTGTGAGCGTCTTTTTATACGTCAGACATCCAATCCCACAATCGTACTCAAAAAAACGCACCGAGGCCTGTTTAAGCGGTTTAGAGCAGCCTTGTAAGAAGCCTGACATCGACAACATCGCAAAAACTTACTTAGATGCAATGAATGGAGTGATTTTTAAAGACGACACGCAAGTGATTGATCTGCACGTCAAAAAAGTCTATTCAGCGGTGGCTGGTGTAAATGTGATGGTGATGGAGATTAAATGAAGCCAGAAGAAGCAGCCCAAACAATCAGGGACAAAGCGCCAGCGTACGGTGAAGCCAAAGCACAGCGGGTCTATCTTGAAGAATTCCGCAAGTCCAAAAAAGCCCTGCTGATGAAAGATGCGCTGAAATTAGGGGTCGAGGCAGCAAATGCTCAAGAGCGCGAAGCCTACGCAGACCCTGCTTATCACCAGTTGCTCAAAGGTTTGGCGCTGGCAATCGAGCAAGAGGAAACGCTAAAGTGGGAGCTGGAAGCTGCAAGACTAGACATTGAAATCTGGCGCACAAGGGAAGCGACCAACCGGATGCAAGACAGGGCACACCAATGATTCCAAAGCACCCCTATGTCAGAAGCAAAAAGCTGTTAAAGCTAGTGGCAAGCCTTAACTGTCAATGTTGTGGGTCTGGTGAGATGGTCCAAGCTGCCCATAGTAACTGGGGCGGCGGCAAAGGCAGGGGCATCAAGGCTGATGACAACCTTGTCGCTGCACTGTGCCTTAGATGCCATTATGAGATTGATGCAGGGGCTAAGTTGTCAAAAGAGGAAAGACAGCTAACTTGGAAGGCTGCGCACCATAAAACTGTTCGAGCGCTGACCAACAGTGGGCGATGGCCTGTTGACATACCTATACCTTTAATAG